CAACTGAGGGGCTATTCCCTACTTGTAACAGTGTTGGGAATGTCACATCAAACAAAGGATAAGTTGTTCTATCTCCTGGTATAAGGTATTTAGCAAGTTCCCATTCACCGTTTATGTAGAAGGGGTGTCCACCAGTGGTTTTTAAAGGGAAGTCCTCTAAACCATTGATTGTAATTGCAAAGATATCTTCGTTCACTGGTCTTGTGGATACTTTTTCTACGGGATAGTACTGGCCATTAAGCGTTTTCAGAAGAATGCCTTTTTCTACCATATCCGCGCGTAGTAGACCTTCAGATGTTTCTACTAATGTGTTGGGTAAGAGACAATAAGGATCACCTGTTTGAAAATCTTGTGGCATCCATGATGGCATACTATTTTGTATGGGGTTTACTTTATCATAACTACTTCTAGGTCTGGGTATCGCTCTACGAAGAAGCTCGGTGGTTCCAGCTAAATCTCCTAAGTTGGAATCCCAGTAAGATCTTGCAAGAGAGTCCATAGCATTGGCTGACTCTGCAACAGGTATATGGGTAAAAGGTTCATCCCCTCCCCAAGCGAGAGCAGAAGTAATAAAGCCAGGAAGACCTGCCGGTTCAATAAAACCTTTATAAACTTGTTCACCTATGAGAGGTTTCAAGGAATGTGGTGACATTACTGAGTATTTATTACCGTCATTACCTGGAAGCGAGTTTTGTTGATTATATTTACCTAAAAACCCGCCGTATTGCGGTCCATAGGTTCCCATAGATTCCCCTCTCCAGTTAGTAGTAGTACCAGCCCCATATGCTTTCATTGCGGCATCTTTATTAATAGAAGTATTGCTTCCTAGGGGATGTATGGCATTGTACAATTGTCCAGCTGTAGCACCTAATAAGGGACCAGCCACAGGAACTTCAGAGAATGGTGTGGATGAAATAGGATAAGGACGATCGCTCTTATGCTTATCTTCTAAATACTGTGGATTGATTATATCCATTAAAGAGAAATCTATAAACGGGGCATCCTTAGCTAGGAATTGTTCTATTTTTGATCCATAAAGAACAGGACTAGCTTTACTCTGTGCTTTTAAACGAGGGTACCAACCGGGTTCATACCTTTCTACTCTACCACCAGCTATTGGGCTAATACCTAAAGTCCATCCTTTACCCTTACGTACCGGACGCATCTGCTGTCCTTCATAAATATTTTGAAGTTCTTCAAAATCTAGAGTAGGATCTGATACTAGGAAGTTAAGTCCGGGAACTGCAGATAAGAAACCAAGCACCCCTTCTTCCATTTGTGGTTGCATGTATGCGTTAGCGACAGCACCGATAGCTGCTCCAGGCAATCCACCAAGAGCGAAACCTGCTATAGCACCAGGAATTACTTTAGAAGATCCAGGCATTAATCCTTCCATATATCTTGCTGCATTATCAACACCAAGTTTATCATATACCCAGCCAGACGCCATTCTTGCTTTTACTGCTTGGTCGGCTAGTCCAACAGTAATACCTTCATCGAACATGCTCCAATCAAATAGTCCTGAGGTGTCTGCTACAGTATCCAATAAATTATAGCCAACAGAGAGACCGGCGAAAGCCCCTAATCTTTTACCCCATAGTTTACCAACTTCGCCTGGGGTAGTATGCAGTGCAGTATCCCAGCCAAGTCCAGAGGAACTAATAAGTCTATTAGCTGTGGCCATAGTCCATGTGCCCGCGACTCCAAGTAAGCCGGTAACTTTGCTTGGGTAAATAGTAAAAGGATTGGTTTCTGTGAGGTTTCTAGCAAGAGCAGTGATGTGATCACTATGATGTACAGACTCAACACTTAATGTATTTTCATACCATCTTAAGTTGTCAGAATACGTCGTTAAAACAGATCCCCTACCTGTCACAGAGTCTCGGGAAAGTTCATCTTGTACCGTCTTTTTGAAAGCCGTGACTTCGTCAATCCCTTTTAGAGATTCTCTAAGCTTGCCATAGAACAAGCTAAATTCTACTTTATTGGCTTGCCTTTCTGATATTCTTCCGGCTTTGAAATCTTCTTTTAAGCTCTTTCTGAAGATTGCACCAATGTCGTCCAAACCCTCTGCTGGCGTCTGGGCCTGTGCGAAGTCATACATGAAGCTTCTAAGCTGGCCGGCGTCATGAGGAGAGAGACTATCCTCGACTAAGTGACCACCTATTTTACTAGACTTAACGATATTGCTGACATTTCTTGTGTCCCTTGCAGAGAGTAGCTGACCGTCTGCTGTTCTAACACTTTCACTTTTCAAAAGTTGTTGAGTAGCATCGAGAAGCATAGTTGCGTCTACTTCTTCTCCAGATTTTATACCACGGGTAATTGCACCTTGGTCCTCTAGGAAGTTAAAAAGCTTCGACATGTTCTTGCTCTTACCAAGGAAAGTATCCAGTTCCCTCTTTCCTTTCATGGCAACACCCCTGGCATCTCTCTTTAAGTCTTTTAAGTTGTTTGCATGAACGCCTTCAATGTTCTTTAATTGTTTGATAGTAGAAGAGATTCTGCTATGTCTATACATACCTCCCCCATTTGGAGAAAGGAGCCTGTTAAAAGATTCTGGCAAAAATGCTCTTACTTTACCAAAGAGACTTGTGGATGACCCAGTACCATCAAGAATACTTAAATTTCTTTGTACCCACGCAATAGCAGGATTAGTACTAACATCAAGTACTGGTTTTATATTACCATCTGTTGAAGACTTGACTAGACTCTTATTAACCTCATTACTCATCTTAGCTGAGTCGGAGTTTAACCTGATCTTTCCTTGACTTCCTATCTTTGTCCAACCACCATCTTTCTGAGCGGGATTATAATTATAAATATTATAATTTTTACTACCTGCTCGTCGTGTAGCAAGTGCCATTCCGGCTTCTTCCATGTGATGAATATTACCATACTTAGCCATTACGTCTGGCACGCCTTTTCTAGTTACGAGCACCTGGAAAGGCGTGATGGGGTTCTCTGTTCTTATAGAAGAGTGCATTGCTATGTTGTCTTCTATAGGTATAATTCTTGACATTTCTGGAGCAGTCATAGCTTTGAATGGGAAAAGATCAGCTACGGAGAATCTGTTACCTAGCACTGCCAACGGTGATCTAACGGCCTTGTTTAATAAATGCTTAGGACTAAAAGCCCCCAAGTCTATAAGGGAGCCGGTATTATCATTTATAAATGTTTTTCTTGTTAGCAACTTCTCTGCAAATTCTTCTGGAGTAGAAATACCTTCAAAGGCTTCCTTATACCCTTTGCTTTTAGCTATCTTAGTTGCGTTTTTATAGACATCATCAAAGAGTTCTCTTTGTCCGAAGTCACTAGCTTTTGCACGACGAAGATTAAGGATCTTTGCCAAGAAAGGTAACTTATCTTGTTTTGTAAGTGCGTTGGTTATTCGTTTAGTAGTATCTTCTGAGTAATGTCTTCCTTTTTCATATATATTAGTGAGCTCAGAGGAGCTTCCCGAAGCTTCATCAGTAAGACCTAAAACATCGTCTATACCTCGTCTAGCGGCTACTAAGGTTGAACTATCTGTTGCTGCTAGTCTTTCGGCTTGTAACTCCATTCTTCTGGTACGTTTTATTGGTAGATTTTTCTTATAGTCTGCGTAGATTGATTCACGCATTGTACGAAAGGAGTTACCAGTTTTTTTATAACGGGAAGCGGTATGCTTGGATGAAACATACATTTTTTGTCTATTAACGATAGCTTCAGCAAAGGAGTCTTTCCCGGCACGGAGGTTAGCTAAACGATACCCTAGAGTCTTCTCTCCCAGTTTAGTTTTAAGATATTCGCCTCCTTGGGAATACTTTATGCCTTTTGTTATATTATCTCCAAAGCCCTTAGGGAGATGTTCAAGCATTTTATCGGGAATCATAGAACCAAGACCTGGGACAGCTTTCATTCCTACAGCACCTATTGCATCTTGCATTAGGTAAGTAGGAACATACTTGATCATCCCAATTGCATGACCAGGAAGATTCCACCATTTAGGTTTCTTCTGTTCTTCCGGTCCCGGGCCGGAGACACCGATAGCCTGTTCCATCGCATAAACCGTAGGGAAAAGAACTGCAGATCTTTTTGCGTAGGCAGCAAGACTTTGTTTTCCGAAATCAATTTTTTGGTCTAATGGGAGAGCCTTAAGATGTTTAAGCTGTTGGAAGGTATGCATTCCACCTTCTTTCATAGTAGACCTAATACCCATAGCAACTGCGTCAGTAGAACGTAAGTCTATTTTTGTGGCAAGAGTCTGTGCCCAAGAATTGGGCTTAGCTACCTTAGAGATAAGAGCAGTAAGAGATCCGCGTTTAGTCGCATAGGAAGCGGCTTTTTTCAAAGCTACACTGGCTCCTGCAGACTTAGTAATACTCTTTAGAAAAGCATTTTTTCCAGCAGCATATCCAGCAGAGGCGAGAAGTTGCCCACCAAGGAAGAAACCCATAGTAAGTGCCATCTGTCCTAAGGACTTCTTTGCAGCACTCCCACTGGGTTCTTGCGGATTTATCTGTTCGTCGTATTTAGGCATTTATTTATTTTTTAACTAAGTTGTTAATAGCATCAGTAAGTACTATTGAAGATTGATCTTTCTCTGCTCCTGTAAAGGAAGTGCCGTTCGCCGACTCTTCCCCAGTCATAACTGGGATGTTAGTTACTTTTTCTACCAAAGCGGCGATCTTCAGCAGTTGGCCTAAAGGCATATTTAAAAGAGCTGTAAAGTCGATAGAGGGCATGACACGTGCTATTAGGGTAGCGAGAGCTATGCTAAAATTCGTTTCTATGGCCGTGGTTGCCCATGCACGGAGCTCCTCTACTTTCTCTTCCAATTGTTGATCTTGTGGAGCAGACTTTTCCCAGATAGCAGACGATAAACTAAAGAGAGTTCCTGGAAGTTCAAACACAGGAAGAGGATCGTGGGAGATGACTGCCAAAGAACAAACTGCTTGTTCTAGATTCTTTGAGTTTTTCTCTTTCAATTCCATGAGTGCTTGGATTTCAAAGGCTGTTAATGTTCTGTAAATAATAGCATGTCCTTCTAACTTTATTTGATAGACAGAACCCTGCTCAGCTTTCCATTTTAATAGTTTTTCCATATTAAAGATATGTCATTTATAAAAAGAAAGGGAAGACATAGCTTCCCTTTTCTTAATGTGGTAGAACCTTATAGTTCAACACTTTCTTTGTCTGGAACGAATCCAGAGAACTTAGTAACTTCTGTGGCGAGGATTGTTGCCACTCCACCTGGAGCTACTGCCCATTCAACTTTTTCCGGCCATACGGTATTTCGTTCAGCAATAACGCTATCAACATCAAAGTTGACATTTCCTGCATTAACCTGGTCGTTAACCTCTTCTTGAAACGCCATATATTCTTCCCTGTGCATCATGCGAACAAGGTATACTTCATTTCCAATAAAGCAAGCTTTCACTTTGTTGTGGGTTTTTTTAAGTTCATCGATTTCCGTCTGAGATGGACCCATCTTACCTACTGGGTAATTTTCCATATCCAGACCTTCTACTTTTTCATTTGCCATTTGAGATATCTCCTTAATTTACTATTTAATATAGTACTATTTGTGTTAGAATGCAAGCTTTTTATTCATTTTCTGGTATTATTTCTTCGAAGGTTTTAGCTATAAAATGGAAAACTTCCACTATATTATTTGGGGTTGGTTGAATGGAATGCGTAATAGCTACAACATTCACATTATAAATAATGTAAAGGTGCGCATCTCCTTCCTCTTCATACTTCTTAGTTGTACTAGACTTAGAAAGTTCGCTATTACTATTATATATAAAAAGATCAAAAGACTCATCCATAAGAAGCTTATTGAGGTCTTTAGATTCTTCAGTGAAATTCAGTGTAAAGGAACCTTGTATAAGCACAGAAGAATTCATAGATGTTTGAAATAACTGATCACCCGGTCCGTACAACGGAGAAGAGGTTTGATCAGAACTGAATTGTATTTCTACTAAATCAAGTTTATCTTTACCTTTAAATACTTCAGTATTAGCACCTGAAAAATACATTATTCAATCTCCCTTGCAACAAAGTTATAAAATTCAAGCGCAGCGGATCCATCATTTGCAAAGGCTGTTTGAAATCCCGTGATCTTAACATCTTTTAGAGTTAAAGTAGGTTCTTTTGTTACTTTAGAATACACGTCTTTCTTTTCTAATTCAGTTTTTGAATACTTAATAAATATGTCAAAGATGTCTCGAGACACAGGAGCAACTCCATTAATTTCAGGAACGTTAAATTCTCCATTGTTGGATAGTTTTCTTTTAAACAAGTTAGAGGTATCGAGTGTTACACTAAACTGGCCTTGTATAAGCTTTTCACCTTCAAGGATGTCATCAAAAGTAATAGATTTGTAGCCGTATGTAGGTATTTTTTGAAAGGATTGTGAGAATTCAATAGTAACCACTTCTGCCGTAAGAGTATCACCGTCTTGCTTTATTGTAATTGTGGCATCGTGTCCATTAAAGTACATTTTAAAGTGTCCATGTGTATTTTATTAACGGATTAGTACTATTCATTTCTTCGCACGCAGTCTTTGATATATTTGGAATAGCAGTTACCCTATCAAGGGTCCGTGTTTCCAGATTTTTTATAGTTTTAATACAACTTCCACTTTTACTAAAGTGCTTGTAATATGCCACTTTCATTGCATTGAAGCAAGCAACGCTGCCTCCATATTCCATAGTATTACAACTCTTTACATTGTTTTTAACTAGACAGAAAGTCCAGTCTGCTATTTTTGAGGAAGCCTCAAGAGTAGGAATGTTTACTGGACAGTAACTTTTTGAAATATTCTCATGCCCGGTAATATAAGTTGATTTAAGAGTAGTGTCTAATTCAGTAGCTACTGCTTCCGTCAAGTCATCAGAGTATACCCTTCCTTCTTGTAGATTAACTGTAACATCCACGTTATCCCCATCAAGAATTAAAGTAGCAAGAATAAGGTAACCATCCACGCTATAAGATGTTGCATCCCGTAGATAGGGAGCAGTCCTGCTTATAGGTATGTTTGAAGAAGTGTTTTCAGTTGTTGCTCTAACAAGTTCAGCCTCTTTATTAGCATCAAGAGGTCGTAGATAATCTACTTCCTCTGCAACATATTGAAAAGTAGTTTCCATATGAGACTCTTCGGTACCGGTCACTGCACCCTCATCAACTAGTCTTATTCCTCTTAACATTAGTTTAGAACCAATAGGATCTGAGTGCTTTGTTCCTTTTTTAATTGACTTCTCTTCTTTGAACAAAAGCATTATATCAAAAGGCGGGATGTCATCAGCATATTTTATATTAGTAGCGGGTAAGTCACCATAAACTGAGCTTGTACCTACTCCCTCCTTTGTTTCATCTAACAAAGGATCGTAGTCATTTCCTTCTATCAGTTCATAAAAACCTGTTCTATCAAAATTAACTAGTACGATACTTCCAGCAATCGTTCTAGTTCCTTTAGTATAGCTCTTAGCCACAGAAGTTCCTAAAGCGCGCACAGGAGCTTTGTCCCTGTGAGATGACCAACTTATAGCTGCTAGATTTTTAATTGGTATGAATCTGTCACCAGAAACTTTACCATATGCCAAAATGTAGGCATCTACATCTGATCCAGAGAAAGATCCATTAGTTCGTGGAGGATCTGGTATATATACGCTTGGAGTGTTTTTTACTGTCATTTTGAAAAAAGATATGGGTGCCATAAAGACACCCATATTCCTAATTAAGTATTATTAAGTTATACTTGCACTTGATTGGATACCAACTGCATCAGCTGTAGCTGATTGAACACCTGCAACAGGTCTCCATGAGTCGATATGACGCGCAACGTATGTAAACTGAGCTTCTTGGATACCATCATCGATTGACATACCGGCACCTTCAGAGATCAGAGTTACGTCGAATATACGCATAACCATTTGTTTTCCAAATTCGTTCTTACCGTAAAGGGTAATATCGAATGGAGGAATTTCATCAGCGTAAAGGGCTACTCTCTTCTCATCTCCGAATGGGTTATCATTAGAAACGTTAAAAGGGTTACCCGGGACAAAACTTTGGTCAGTTCGGTATACTTTGGACAAGTCCATAATATCCCGTAGAGCTGCTCTATCAAAGCATGTCATAACGATAGAACCGGCAACGCCTCTTTTATTCTTCGAATAAGCAAGAGCATTCGGATCACCGCATACAAAAATTGGTCTAACTTCCCGGTTCACAGACCATGAAATACCCTGGATATTACCGATTTCGATATTACCGAAAACAGTCTTAATATCTGATCCGGAAAAAGTAGTTACCGTTCCTTTTCCAGCTTGAGTGGTTACGTTTGATTTAAAAGCCATGTTATAATGTCTCCTAATTTAGAAGAGGCTCCGTCTTGATTAACGGAGCCCCTTTATTTTGGGAACTGCTCTTGGTAGTTATATCCTCATCAATTCATATTAGATATGTCACACTTAAACAAGATCGTCAGCTGTTAACTGCAGATTGAAGTGTACATCCCTAAGTTCGAACTGAGGACTTAGAGTAAGAGGAATAGTAAGTTTTCCAACTACTCTTTCACCAGGAGTTAGAAGGATAGGTGCCTTGAATCCGCGAAGAACACGAGGAACTAGCGCATCACCAAGTTTTTTATCCATTGCACTTTGCATAGCCTGAAGCAGAGCGTTACTTGTAACTAACCCTTTGAAGTCTTTAGCGACCTCACGACAAATATCCAAAGTTTCCTGTAGTATCAAAACAGTCATTAGATTTTCAAAGTCTGATCCAGGAGCAGCAAGTGTCTTGGAATCAGTTAATTTAACCGCACCACTATCGATTGTACCAACAGGGATACGTGCATTAGCGAGAACATCAACTTGACGTTCTCCACTAGCTTGATCTTTTTCTGTATAGCGGTAGCGAAGTCCCAGAGCCCCACTAAGAGGATGTCTGTAGATAGCCTCTTCTGTCGGCATAACAGCAATCAAACCGGCTACGGCTGAAGTACTGATAGCTGAGTAACGAACACCATTGCTTGAGAAAATAGGTTCGAGATCGGGAGCAAACATAAATGGTTGATTTATGCTTGGAAGGATTGTTCCGGCGTTCGCATCGTTATATCCAGAAAGACCTTCTTGCGTTAGCTGAGAAACTCTTCCTGTACTTGAGTGAGAGATATCAGCAAGACGTTCGATACGTCCACCAATACCACTTCCAACAAGGGGTTCATAACCAATAACTGCGAGCATCTCGCCATTAAAGGTATCTAAGAAAGCAGACATTTGTTCTGCAAAACCGGCAGAAGATCCATCAGCTAAAAGAGCGTCCACTGTAAGATCTGTAACACACATGATGTCAAAGAAGTCATAATGGAAGTGCTCGTAAGCAGAAACAAGATCAGCTTTAAGCTGAGCATTTGTCATTAGGATACCATCGCGTCCTGCACTTAATTGGTAAGTGCTTGTCCATACAGGGGTACCGGCTGAGTAGAAGTATTCCATACCAATGATTGCTTTAGCAATAGCAGTAAGATATGAAGTACTAACAGTAACAATACCAGAGCTTTCTGAGTAACCATTAGGTGACTCATACTGAACTTTCTGTGCGTAACGAAGATTCATCGTATACGTTGGAATAGCTCCAAAAGTCAAAGCTAGGTTTGCAGAAGTAGATAATCTGTACTGGAATTCTGTCGTAGGGACAGTTGCCATTCCAATATTAGTTAGAAGTTTTGGGTTAGCAACGGTTGTAAATTCTACAGAGACAGTAATATTTTTACCATCAAAAATAGATAAATCAGTATCTAAAGAAAAGGTTGCCACATCAGTATCAACAATAAGAAGATGAGCGGCTAGTTCTAATGGACCAACTACTCCAGATTTATCGGTAACAGTTACTGTACCAGCAATATTAACATCAGCAGCTCCAAGGATGTCAGCTCCTAGATCAAAATCTTCGTCAAAAGTAAGCCCATCTGCTAAAGCGTCAAAGTCTGCTTCTATTGTCCCTGTGTAGTACACATAGTTTTTCTTAGTAGAGTCATTGATGTTATCCTCTAACATAATAGGAGCGTAATCTGGCTGAGTATCATTACCAATAGAGGCAGGAGCTTCTGCAATAGAAGTGCCGGCATCGACAGCAAGAACGGTAGATCCTTCAAGAGTTTTTAACTCTGAAGCACCGACTGTATATACTTTACTAATTTCTGCTACGGGCCATGAAGCAGTAGCTCCAGCGGCGTCAGTCTGTACATCAACTATGAGTACATCAGCAGTAGCGTCATAACTTCCAGCAGCCGCTGTAAGTTCTAAATTTTCTGCGTTACCTGCTGTAGCTGATACAGCAAATAGCATGTCTTTCGTGTTTGGGTCTGCATTGATAGCAGAAGCTAATTCGTCAGCGTCAAGAGCTGAATCGAATTTTGAAGAAAGGCCTGTTTTTGGATTGTAGACATAAATCCACTGGTTGCCCAAAGCATCAGCATCTTTCTTAATAGTTACTTGGTTGTAAAGGTCCGCTTTATAAATTGATTCAACCTGCATTACCTCAGCTCCGTCTCCATCAACAAGTGATGCAGAGGCACGCTGTGCATTGGTGTCACCGATTCTCATTCCCCACGTGTCAGGACTAGCAGTACTGCTGGCTTGTGCATTAATACATTCTTTTAAACCGCGGACAAGTGTTCCGGAGCCAAAGCTACCAAAGAGGTCTTCGGCATTGGCAGGCGAGTTTACTAAAAGAGGTTCGTACATTGGGCCATCAGAAGCTGTTCCTAGGATTACCACTCTTCTATTAGTGGGTCCTTGAGGGACTGATCTATCCAGGTTGTTATCATATAAAGTTCTAGTTACTTTTGGTGTTGCCATAACTTTATCTCCATTTTATTTTTGTTTTCTTTCTTACTCGTGGTACTATTGATTATTTACTTTTATATTTATCACATCTATTGTGCTTTCTAGTGTTGCAGTTACCTTCTCTATGTCTACAATGTATTCTAGAGATCTAACATTAAAATTTTGATTTAGCTTTTCTACTTCTTTATCTTTAAACCTTTGTCTAAAGACGGTGTAGTGTGAGCCAAATAAACCTCCAAAGTGGTCCATAAATGCAAACTGAAACCAGTCAACCAGTTCCTCTGCCTCATTTGGACTCTTTGCAAATATGTCAAATTGGAAAAAAACTGTAAAACGTTGAGCCGAGACTCTAATGGCTCCGCCATCTTCTAAAAAAAGATCCGTGCGTATCCTTGGCTTAACTTCTCTCGTACCTGCATCCGGATTAGATTGTGGCTTTCCGCCTAAATTAACCGGAAGCATTTTGTTAATGCTCCAAACAATACCGTTCTCAATTAAGTTTTCATCCTCTTGAACAGTTACCCACGTAGGGTAAGCTGCATCAAAATTCAGATCAGGCTTAAGGAGGTGCAGAGCCCTTTCCATTTTAGTAATGTATTTAAGGGGTCCTACGTTACCTTGTGATAAAGGTTCATTGTCAACCTCAAAAGGCATGATAATTCCTTCTATGCCGTCTCTATAGAGAGTTATGTCAATCGGTGTATTTGGCATTAATAGTCACCCATGTGAGGAGTTACTTGGACTATGTAATATTCTATCTTGCCTCTAAAGCCTCTTTTAGGATCTATTTCCATTATTTCAAAAGCTTCAACATGATCAGCAAAATACAGCTTATACTCAGTTGGTTCATTCTCTGTGGGCTCATAATCTAGTTCTATAATTACATCACCACGCTTAGGATGAATATCTGCTTTTACAAACATCTTAGATGTTTGTACACCGATACCAACGGCGCCACGAACAGACATGGGATCATGTCTCAGCTTTGTTGGTTTATCCTCAAATGTCCATTTAGGACCACCAATACTATCTCCAGTATTTGGACGATAATGTTCGCTTTTCTCTCCAACGTTATATTTACGATATAAAACCCAATGCCCGTATCTTTCGATCATGCTTTCGAATGATCGTTTTAGAGCGGAGGGACTAGTATAAGGTGACCATGGTTTCATTATTTTTTATACAAACTTCTTCCAGAGCCTATTGCCATAGAAGAGATGGATGTTCCTACGCTTTCCCCTGGTGAAGCACTCCTTGTTTTGGCGGGTAAGCTTATGTAAGAGTGATCAGTATAAGGAGTAGTTGAAGTGTCTTTGCTTTTTAACATTCTTTCTAAAGCAACTATTTTAAGATCTAGGACCTTTAAATTATCTTGTAAATACTTTGCAAGGGTACGTCCGGACATTTTATAGTCTCCCAATGAGATAGAGCCAGCTCCAGCACCATTAGGATCAGTGAAATAAGTAGATAAAATATCTTTCTTAGTTCGAGCCATTACATATTCTGTCACCCTCAGCGGGATAGAGGTAGAAGCAATAGAAGAACCCCATAACTGAGAGGCTGTTATACTGTGTCTACGCAGCGCCAGGGACAATGTAAAATCGTCATATTGTTCTACGAACGGGCCTATCTCCATCTTCGCATCGTTTAGAGATGTGTAGAAGGGAGAGAGTAAACTCATGAAGGTTAGTTCAGGGGTATGTTCGTTTATAGATATATCGAATTCTATTTCGAATGCTTTGTTTAGATCAAAATCTAAAGTAATATATCCTTCAGCGTCCGCTGTTTTACTAATGCAAAGTATACTGTCAGGTAAGATAGAATCAGTACCTGGGACAGCTAATAGAGCTATCTCCTCAACAGAGAGAGCTGAGTAGAGAATCTTGGAAACTAGATAGATATCTTTTCCCATAATAATGGGATTTTGTAAATTATCCACCCAGTAGGATGTTTCATTAAAACCAAAGCCCATCGGGTCCGCGGCTGTAGCTGCAACAATTACATCTCTAGTCCATGTCTCGTCCTCGGCCTCACAACTAGTTTGATCTGTATAAGTTGAGTTGCTACACGTTCCACCTGCTGGAACAATACCATCAAAATTAACAGTTAGGCTTCCCAATCCAAATTGCATTATAGTACCTTTACCTGGCGAGGAAGAGGCTAAATAGAGTTCAGAAGGAATAGATTCTATATCTTCTACAATGGTTGTCCCAGGATCAGCAACATCCGCAGTAGTCATAACGACACTGAAAGAGTACGAGTAACTACTGGATAGAGGCGTTCCGTCAGCAGCTTTGATACCATATATATTTTTTGGTATATATAAGGCATAAAAGGCTCCGGACACCATATCCGATGTTGGAATGATTCTTACAGTTTTAGTATCTGTAAGTAGGGATAAATTTATGTCAATTCTATTTCCATTCTTGCCATCTGGCATAGTTCTGTAGAGTGCTACAGTGTGTGCCAAGATAGAAGATGATCCAACTGCAGTTGAAAACAGTAGATCGATTGGGGAGTCTTTTGGAACAAGATCTGCTTGATCTAGTTGAATAGACTCACCTTCCGGATTTATGTATGTACAACTTTTTAAAGTAAAAGCCATAAGAGTTACCCTTTAATTGGTTTAGGTTTTCTTCTAGTAGAGTTTCCTCCTGGACGTATAATACGAACAGGAGTACTCTTGATTTCTTTAGTTTTATTCTTAGTCATTAAGTAACGAAGCGCAGAGGTTTTTTATCCTTAACAATTGGCTCTTCTTCAACCTTGATCGAACTGATTCCTGTTGCTTTCCCGAGGTTATTAAGGATACCTGATAGATAATCCATAACGACATCTCTAGGATGCATAGAGGGGTTTTTGCCCTCTTTTTCAATCTTATAACAAGCTTCTGCAAAATCTAGTTTATCCATTTTTTTGGATAAGCCAGAAAACATAGTTTGAATGTCTTTCACGGCTTTAGAAGGAGTTCCTGCAAGAATAGTAAACGCTTTTTTGTAGACCGCACTATCACTATCAAAACCAATTGAATGAGAGGAGTAAGAAGGTGTCTTTAAGACTTTACCCGGTTTACCCTTGCCGTCATCTGTCCATATGAATCTGCCACTGGACTCCTGTACGATAGGACCGGTTGGAGTAGCATTAGCATTGACTCTATAGTCTTCATCATGCTTAGTAACATAATCCAAACTTCCCAGTCTCACACCTTCATCAAAATCTGCTAAATATTCTTTAGGGATCTTGCTTACTGAGATAACGTTCTTTTTGTTTTTGATTGATTCTGTCGTAAAAGCTGTTAGGGTTACTCCAGCTTCTTCGTGTCTCCACATGGCCTCGCCTCGGGCCAATCTAGCGAACTTTTTTCTGTCTAGCATTTTAAGCTCCTTATAATTTGTTCATTTAAGTTATGTCATTCTTAGGAAATAAAAAGAGGGAGCCGAAGCATCCCTCTTTTCATATATTCACGTCACTGTAGATCCAATTTAGTCAACTGGAGCTATAGCTGGTTTTTCACCAGTAATTGACACGCTATTAACGTTATCAAAAACGTAGTTGTCTTTGATTACAACGTCACGTGCAATTCCAACACCTTTACCTTGTGCAAGTAAAGCCATACCCCAACGTTCTTTGATCTTCATAGCATGGATTTCCACTTCTGGATCTTTCCATTCATCAGTAGTAACGCCTTCTTTAGTCATTAATAGACCAGCGTTTTGTGAATCAGCCATGATGATGTCTGTAACGTATACAGCACTGTCCGTAGTAATATTACTGTCTGCTGAACCTGAGTCAGTAGTGCCTGAGCCGTACTTAACGTGAGGTGAAACAATAACTTTAAGAGGAGATGGGAGGTATTTAGGAGCAATGTTGAAGCTTGCGCCTAATGGGTTAAGAGTTTGTACAAACGGATTAGGACCGGCAACGCCTGCACTTTGATTTGAAATACCGGTAGGATCATTAACGTATCCTTTTCCACCAAAACTTGTTCCGAATGTGCTTGCGCCTGAACCATTAGGTAAACGGTTGCTAGCAATAACGCCATTTGAGAACAGAATCTCACGCATTTTAGGATCATTCATGAATGTCTTCCATGCTAGAGGATTCATTAAGAGTGTGTCATAATTAAAACCACGAAGGTAACCATAAGCCCACATTTCGAAAACATCATTAATAGTCATAGAACCATTAAATTTGCCGTCAATTCCGCGTCCTTTAGTGTAACCAATAGCACTTGTGCCACCGGCATTATCGTAGATTGTTTGACCCATGTCATTTAAAAGAGCAATACCATATTCTTCTTTGTGACGTGCAAGTGCTCGACCTGCCATTCTTAGCCACATTCCGAATACATCAAAAAGATTATCATCGATAACTTCTGATGTTATGCGTAACTTAAGACCGTGTTTAGCGATTCCAAGTTGGACAATGTTGCCCTCTCCATAAGACATATCAGCCTCTGGGAATTCCTGACCTTCAGGAACTTCAGCTGCATGAAATGCACCTACAGAACCGATCTCTACAGTACGGCCGGGGCCTTCGTAATTAATTTGTTTGAACAAATTAGGAACTACTAAGAGTTCGGGTTCAATGGCTTCCTGTACTAAAGAAGTAACAGTTGTACCAATGAAGCGAGTTAAGTCTTCTGTGAAGAAAACATCAGCAAATTCTGCAATGTTTTCATTTTTCATTTCTTCTTCAATTCTAAAGACATCTTTAAAATCGAATTGTAGGCTCATCGCGCCTTTATCTTTATCTTCAAAACCAACAACACCGTTGTTAGTGAAGATGTCATAGATAAATTTTTGTGCTTGAGCCTGCTTTACTGTTTGAGTTTTCACTTTCATTTCAATTTTTCTCCATTTAAGAAGTGATTACTTTTAAAAAGCAGACTCTCTGTGATATATAATCGGGAGTTCTGTTTCAATATTATATTCCTTTATACGTTGAGCTGGATCCAGGCTTCTCCAATTGCTCCACCTTCACAAAATTCTAAGATTTTGGCAGAGGGATCAACACTTGGCCATTTAGCTTCCCATGTGGTTCCGCCCTTCACGAGAGCTGCCGTAATTGCATCATATGCAAAATTAAACAAGAATTGTGGCACGCCCTTGGTGCCAGTACCAGCTACTCTGTAGCCAGCAGTTTCTTCATATTTACTCTGTACAGTGTCTAACATATCCTTTCCGAATCTGTAGTCAACACCAAGCAGACGACCAACTGTTTGTTCATCGTAGCTAGAGTGAGGCATGAAGTTGCCATAATAATCTGGTTTCAATAGTTTTCCGGATACTGCTTCCACAGTAGCGTTTTCACCATTAAAAGTAAAGAATGAGTATTCTGCTTCTACTGTAGCATATGCATAACTGTCTGTGACAAGATCAGCATTAGTAACAGGAGCAGCAACATCTGAGTTTAAGTCAGTATATACATAAGCAACTGTGATCGTTGCCTCGTCAGTAAAGACAGTATCAGTTACGAGAGTTAGAACTGCATCAGCGTAAGTAGCTGTAACAACTTCTGCACCAGAAGTTACTGTTTCAGCAGTAACTACATAGCTATATTGTTCAGCAGCAAGAGCTTCATCTGAGACCATAGTAGCAACAGGGATCTCAAGTTGTGCGTTGATGTACTGGTAAGTAACTGTAACCGTCATACCTTCAGTATAAGCAGCATTCGACGTTAGCGTTAGCACTTCAGCGGCATAAGAAGCTGTTATAACTTCTCCAACTCCACCAACAAGTACAGTAGCACCGGTAACGGTGAAAATGTAATTATCATGTGTAAGTGTAAGAGCGTCGATCATAGTAGCTAGAGGAATCTCTACCGGAGCTGTAATACCCGCACCAACAGTATAAACATATTCTGTTTCTACTTCAGCAAATACTTCAGCAGTTGTGATTGTGTGTACATGTTCACCGGCTGTGCCAGCGGCTTCTGCATCACCAGGAAGAAAACAATCAGCATCTCCTACCATTTCACTAAAAGTAGCGACGTCAATAGCAGGAAGTTTAATAAGTTGACGACTTAAAATACCGTAATTTTTATTACGCATATCATAGTTTAAATTCTCACCACGCATGTCTTGAAATACGTCGTGTTCAGTTACGCCAACTGGTTTATTAGCCGGGATAGTGAAATCACCAGCATCCGTGACAGGAGAAGTTACAACTCTTGCAACCCCGCCGTTCGCCGGAACCATAAGTCCCATGATACCTCTGGCAACTCCGTAGTAATCATTACCATCACCGATGACACTAGCAGGGTCATCGTTAGAGGTAATAGCCGAAATAAGACGGCCCTTAGGGATTACAACGTAATCTTCAGTACTAATATCTTGGAAAGCGGTTGGCAGATGTTTAAAAGGTAGCAAAGGAAACGCTGGACGGATACCATCAGATTGACTGATGTTAGGTCTGCCCGGAGATAAACGATATCTTGCAGGGGCAGCTTTTAGTGTCCGTGTAGGCGCACCGTTTGCTGTAAAGTTAATTTTATTAGCCATTGTCTAATTCTCCTTAAATATTTATTTGAATCCAAGCTTCGCCGAATGCACCTTCTGATATAGCGAGGGCTACGATTTCTGCAGGATCTTTACTTGCCATAGCAACGTCTTCTCCACCAACAACAACAACAATAACTGAATCAGATGCAGTAGCAGCCGCCCAACTTGTAGTTGCTTTAATAAGTGCTTGTGAGAGAGCAGCGTAAGCATAGTCATATAAGAACTGAGGGATACCCATAGTACCTGTACCGGAAACGCGATAAGAAGCAGTTTCTTCATATACAGATTGTACAGTATCCAACATATCTTTGTTAAAGCGGTAATCAACCCCTAGTAAACGTCCAACTACTTGGTTCGCTGTAGTTCCAGGCATATAGTTACCATAAAAATCTGATTTCAACATTGTACCAGAAACACCATCAGCGGCCGCTTCAATAGTCAGCCATGAGTATTTTGGTTCAACTGCGAAGTAAGCGTGGGTTACGCCTAGTCCAGTAGCTACTGGAGCACCTTCACTTGTATCACAGAACAAGTCTGTTCCACCAAGGAATGTATCCAAAGCACCAACATCAACAGAAGGTAGTTTGATCAGTTGACGAGCAAGAACACCGTAGTTCTTAGAACGCATATCATAATTTAAGTTTTCTCCGCGCATATCTTGATATACGTCATGTTCTGCAACTCCGATAGGGAAGTTAGCAGGAATTACTTTGTCGCCTGCACCAAGGACTGGTGAAGTGACTGTACGAGCAGCGCCACCATTAGCAGGAACAATAAGTCCCATAATACCTTTTGGTACGCCGAAGTATTCGAGGCCGTCACCTAGATCGCCATCATTAGATGTAATCGCAGATACGATTCTACCTTTAGGGATTACGACCCAGTCTTGTGTGTTTATATCCATGAAACTTTCTGGCAAATGCCTGTAGGGCATTAGTGGGAAAGCAGGGCGTACACCATCAGACATACTGATGTTAGGGCGTCCTGGGGATAATTGAAATTTTGTAGGTGCTACCTTTAGTCTGCGTGTTGGGGCACCGTTTGCGCTAAAATTAATTTTGTTAGCCATTGTTTAATTCTCCTATTTACTATCTAAGTAGTGGTCAACAACCATTTGTGCGGGGCTCTTAGTCCCTTTATTTTTCTCTTCTTCTTCTAGTCCATTTGGACTATCTTCTGAGAGTGTTTCGTTATCCAGACTTTCGAGAGGAGTATTTATAAAAACTTCTTCCATTTTTGTAGAGAAGTCTTTAAATAACTTTTTAAGATCATCTGTTGATTTTTCTTTTAAAGATTCTTTGTAGGCTCTTGTGGAACCTTCAATATCTTCAAGATTGATTACTTCATCGCGAAGGGAGATAGCAGAGTGTGCGATAGAGTCGATAAGAACATCTTTAATATGTTTGTCGGCTGCCTCTTCTGCATCTTTTGCGCTTTTTTCGTCATCTTCTTTTTTCTTTGCTTCTTCAGCTTCTTTTTCAGCAGCTAATGTTGCTTCATCTTTAATCACTGGAATTACTTCAACGGATGCAATTCCTTCTTCCCGTGCTTCTTTTTTGACTGAAGCAATGTATTCATCCATGCCTTTTACAGCAAGAGCATCGACTAAGTCCACCGGAGCTTCAGTAGAATTTTCTTCTGAAGTTTCTAGTACATCTATAGCAGTGATATATTTATCTTTTACTTCCTGGGAAATTTTTGAATTATTTTCAACCATGAGTTTAGCTCTTTTGATTTTTTCGGGGGATGCGTCTTCCAATGTAGCCATCAGCGCTTCAATAGTAGAATCTTCTAATTTTACCATGATATTTCCTCGTATTATTTCTATTTTAAATAAGTTCTAATGACTTTAATACTGAATTAATTTGTAATTTTTCGGAGTGTTCTTGATTCTCTTTAGCTTCAGTAAGCACTGAGTCAAAGTAATTTTTAAGATCTGATCCGTCTTCTAGTTCTTTATTCATGTTTTCAATGTCTTTTAGAGATAGAAATGCTCCATCGCTTGCAAGATCTTTTGCTTCAATCTTTACATATTCTTCTAGTTTGTGTTCATGGGGTTTTTCATGAACGTCGCTAACGATAACATTACCATTAACTATTTGATGACTGTGTCCATCTACCCATGAAGAATGCCCATTCTTTGCTGCGTTCGTCCATGCAAGATGTCTATGTCCTTCACTCTTACCAAGAATATATTTTTTATCTTCGTTTTCAATTTTATCTTTGCCCATAATGTGATTATGTACTTTATCTGCATGTGGAACGGCAGATACTTCAATCACACCATCAATAACCTTGTGGCTATGTCCAAGAATGTAATCAGTATATCCATTTCCAAGTTCGTCTTCTACATAAACAGCATGTGCATGCTCATACTCCAATCCGGCTTTATCAAAAGAGCTTAAACGAACAAGTCTCCAATCAACGCAGAAACGGGGCTCTTCAGATTCCATTTCTTCGTCTTTAATAACTGGAGCTGTTTCAGGTTCTTCGCCTTCAAGTGTTTGAGTATTTTTATTGTCGTCTTTAACTACTACAGCTTCTTCAGTTTCCTTGTAAAGAAGACCCTTAGCTTTAATGTAGGCTTCTTTGTCGTGACCAACAGCTTCCCAAAGAATGGAGTTTGCAACTTTTACTTCCGCGCTATCCATAAGCTCTTCAGTAGCATATTCAACTGCAGCATCAGAGAAAATTAAAGCACTTCTATGGATATTATCTTCAGTATGATAAGCTTCCGGCTCTTCACCATCAACCATAACATAAGAAGTAATAATCGCTGCTTCATTTTTAACATCGTTGTAATCTGCAGGAGAATTTATAAGGGAAACTTCTTTATAATCCAAAGCTCCAATATCCCAGAAACATTTTTCTTTTTTTCCAGTGATTTCGCTTTTATAAATACCACCGCGTTTGTGTCCACACCATTCGTCTTGCAGGAGAAGATTCTCACCACAGATCGAGCAATTGGCGTATCTAAGTTCAGCGGGTGCTTTCTTCAAAGGATCACCGTGAGTAGATACTGTTAAATAACGACCATCCATGATTTTCTCAATAGCCGCGGCATCAGAAACTAGAATATCTAATTGTGTGAAACCTTCAGTGTCTGAGGTAGAGATAAAGCGAGCAGCCTGGACTCTTCCAAGAGGTTCGCTCTTCATGTCATGATTTGTTAATAAGGGTTTTTGAAAAGGTTTTGTCCATACGTTTTTGCTGACAGCATGTCTCATGCCAGCTGCGCTATACTTAAAACCATTTCTATTTACATACCCAGCGTGGGTAGCGTCTACTGTTATTAATAAAGCTTTGGGTGTTTCCCCATCTTTCATTGTAAATGTCTTTGAGAAGTCATTATATGACTCATCTCTAAAACTATTTTTGATCAAGTTACTCATAAGTGTCCTCCGACAAGAGTTCCGGAAATTGGTCCAAGCTTTTAGTTATTTTCTTACAGCGTGGGCACTTTACTTCAATATCTGTTCCGGGAACTATTTTAGCAAGCAATTTGTTGCATCGCGTGGGTGCTCCCCATCTTTCAGATTTCTTCTCGTCCACCTCTTGACATCTTAGTTCCATCAGATTTATCGGAACGCAGTTCGCTTTAATATTAATGTGCGAGCATCCTCGCTTTTGACATTTGATTTCTACCGCGTATGAATGTTCCGTATCCTTGTATTTGCATAATAATGCTCCACAAGCGGGACACCTAAAATCAGTGTTTTTATTACTACTCATATTACTCCTTGGTTATGTTAGACTCCATAGCAGTGAATGTTGCTCCAACTGCATCTTGAATTGAGTTACCTCTTAGGGCCTCTAACAGTAGTGTCTTCATTAGAGTTATGTCATACGGCTCTAACTTAGACCCGCTAAGTGTGTCGAATAGCTCTAAATGCGTTGATGTCACTAGACATTTATCCCAAATCTTCATATATTCATCTTTAGCTATTTTAGGTTTAGCTAATTGTTTTCCATGTTGATTGGCTGGTCTAGCATTATTTTCATTAAGTTTAGCAGATGCTGAGGCTGAGGCTTCGGCCTCTGCTTTGGCGAGAGGGATCTGAATATTGTTAAGATAAAGACCTGCTCTTTCAGCGTCTGAAAGAATATCTCTACCTAGTTCTTTTCTTAGCTCATTCTCAACTATACCATTAGTGGTATAAAGGTTAAGGTAATGAGCTTCTCTTTTTATTTTTTCAGTTAAATCGATTTCTGGGATTGATAAGTAAACCATATTAGCATCATCAAGAGTACTTTCAGTGTGTCCTAATTCGTACAATAGTTCTCTAATGATATAGAATTCAATAGCAGACTTAAGTGTACGTTGGAACTTAGCAGAGGTGCTCTGCATCTCGGCGCTTATAACTTGTGCTGTGGAGCGATTGGCTGAATCACCATCACCCATAGCTACGCCTGACATGCCGAGACCGGCAAGAACTCTAGCTCGGAAGTAATCTACAGCCGAGGTAAGTACGGTGTTTGCTGAAGAAGAAGAAGATGTTATATCTTTTATTTCTACACGTTCTGTTGTAACAAGAATTCCATCCCCAGCTAAGGTGCGGATAGTCCCGGCTAGATCATCAACTTGGTCCTGTGTGCCAGGAACATCTTTAGAACCTACTTTAGCGTGCAATTTTGGAACAGCTATTTTAACAGATTCTATCAAAGAAAGTTCTTCCAGCTCACGCAAGGCTTCCATGTCGGCAATCACAGGGATTGACATAGGCATAGCGAAGAAATATTGTGTAGGTGAGGCTGTGTGATCTTTAATGTGAATAACATTGTAATGGGGCCATTCAGGAGAAGTTTCTGTATCAGGGTTAAATCTCTCCCACATGCTACTGGAGGCATTTATCACCTGTTTCCATTTTCTAGCATTACCATAGTTATCTCTGTCTACTTTAACAGAAGAAACATCGACAGCACTGTAACCGGCTACGGGTATACGTAAACTCCCATCAAAGGTTTTACGCATTCTTCCACCAGAAGCTTTTCTATTGCGTCTTTTTATTACAACACAGTTATTATATAATACCAAGTTAAAAGCCAATTCATCCCATAAATATTCCATTGGACGGTTTTGGACTGTTGCCATTTGATCAAAACGTTTTCTTATATATTTAACAGTGTTAGGATTATTACCAATTACTTCCCATTTTTGTTTACGGATTTGTTCTACATACTTCTCAACAGAACGTCTGAATATAGATTCATTGGTAAAGGCAAGTTGTACTTTGGCGAAGTCCCACTCAGGCTTTTTAAATACCCCTCTGTTACCACCTTTAAAAACAGTAAGAATTGTAGATTTCAATGTTTGCAAAATACTTTTAACGCTGGAAGTTTTAGCGTCTACCATTTTTACTGTAGGAGAGGCATCTTCTGTAGCCTTATTTCTCTTATCTAGGATCTTTTCCATTTTATCTTCCAAGGAAGGACGGAAGCGTTTTCGTAAAGCTGTTAAAAAAGGTCGTTGTCTTTGTGCCATTATATATTTGTTCCCGCTTGATTAAGTATAGCCTGGAGTTCCTTTACGGAATCAGAAGACATATTTTTTAAGCATTCTCCGGTTTT